AGCACAGAACATTAGTTCTTCATGGGTATAATTAGACATATCTGCTCCCATCTCTTCCCACTGAGAATAAAGTCTTTCTGCACAAGACATAACTCTTAGTACATGGTCAACGTATCCACCTGGAAAACAGTTGTGAAAGTGTTCTATTCCAGACGCTGGCGCCATCATCATTTGTTCTGAAAAATCGCTATATAACTTTAGTAGAGAATTCTTTCTATCTCCATCAAAATTATCTTCAATTCTTTTTGTTAATTCTTCCCAATTTTGGGCAATTTGTTCTTCTGTTATATTCATAATATTAGTAATATAATAAAAATTTACGACATAAAAAAATATTTTTCAACTTATTTTTATTCGCCATATAAACTAAATGTTTGTGGAGGTAGTGGAGCAACTTCTACTTGTTGAATAGAGTATACTTTTCCATCGTAGGCTGCTAAATGATAATCTCTACAACCGGTTTCTTGGTAGCACCATTCTAATCCTTCAGTTAGAGATTCAAATATAATATCTGTTCTTCCAACAGGTTTCCATCTATCTCCTGGCGGTACTCTTTCTAATACGTGTGTTTTTTGTTCTGAATATTCCATAGTTAGTCAAATAATAATTGTAGTTGTTTTTTGTCTTTTTCTAAGTTTTTATCCGCAATAGAACCAAAAGATTCTCTAACACTTGATTCGTGATAGCCTAATGCGTGGGCCATTCTAATGCATATGTTTTTGAACTCTTCACAGGTCATTCCATTCGGTATTTCAAACTCTATAGACTTTGCTTCTTTAGTTTCATTGCCTCTTCTGTATATTAAAGAGTCATAATTTTCTGAATCCATTTTCCCAGTCTCTCCAGTAGTTTTATTGGTTGTAATAAAATTATCACGAGTAATCCTATTGACATAATAATAACTGCTAGTGTTAAAGCTATTATAGCAACTATTATTTCTTCTAGTAATTTACTCATTTATAGTAATATAATAAAAATATTTCAATCGGTAAAACTAATTCAAAACTATTTATATTTTTTAAGATAATCTTCTCTATTAAAGTTCCTTGGAAACTTTCCAGTTGCTACTTTAGTATGTAATTTTATCTTACTCATAACAGGTTTTTTATCTTTTTTCCATCTCAGCGTAGATAATTCTTTTTTTAATTTATGCAAATTTAGAGCTGCAATTCCCATCAGCTCGTTTTTTTCTTTTTTTGTAATTCTTTTTGACTTTTTTCTTTTTTCTACTATTGTCGGTTCTAGTGTTCCCTTTAAGTCTGGTTGTTCTTTTCCTTTATGATAAACGTTTCCATCTTTGTCTACAAATACAGATTTAAGCGTCCATCCTCTAGGTTTATCTGACGGTTTGTATGAGCTTTCTACTGGATCTACCATTTCGTTAACGCAATCTGAACAGGTAACTGCTGTAGTATCTTCACAGCATTTTGACATTTGACCACATAGCTTACATTCCATATATCTGTATAGTGCCTCTGGTCTTTCGTTCCAAGCTGTTCCTTTTCTATATTCTACGTGATAATTTTCTTCCATAACTTTTCTCTATATTATTTTCCTATTTTTTAAGCAATATTCCTGCATCTCTAAAATATAGTGCATCTATGTTTGTTTTATTGAAGCAGTTTATTGCGTCGGTTGGTGTTTCAACAATGGGCTCCCTATCATTGAAACTAGTGTTAAGTAATATTGGTACTCCTGTTTTATTTTGCCATTTTTTAATAAAATTGTAATACCACTTGTTATCTTTTTCTGTTACGGTTTGTAATCTAGCTGTTCCATCTGCGTGTACTACTGCTGGAACTAATGATTTTTTTTCATCCTTAAACGAAATAGCTAGACTCATATATGGACTATTAACATCTTTGACAAACCAATTTTTGACTTCATCTCTTAATATTGACGGAGCAAAGGGTCTAAAGTCTTCTCTGTGTTTTACTTTTTCGTTTATAATATCTTTCATTTTATTGCTTCTAGGGTCAGCTAGTATGCTTCTATTACCTAGTGCTCGTCTTCCTGATTCTGATTTTCCTCCATAAACTGAAATTACTAATTGTTTGTCTAGTAAATCTAAAACGTCTTCATCAGTTGCTTTTATGTGTGTCATGGAAGATTCTTCTAAAGCCTGTAATATTTTTTTTACTTTGTATTGTTTTCCTAGATATGGGGTAAAA